GCCTCAGTGTGGTTAATCAGGGGGACTGACTCCGCTTCCTTCTCCGCCATAGTGTATTCGATACCTACAGAAGCATATACCTTTTGCATCTCAGTATGATTATACTTTGGAAAATCCGGAGAAATACCCATTTTGTTGTCATCACCATATGTCAACAAATGAACGACATCTTGAAAATTTCCTTCATATTCAGGATAGAGAGTAAAAAATACACATCTCTGGTAAATAGAATTCACAATCGAATTTGTGTAAACCGTACCATTTTGACCAGATGGGTTAGATCCAAATAACTTAATTAATTCACCATTAAGTGACATCATAGGATAAGCGACATCTGTAGCCATTCCGCGGATCAACTTGCACTCTTCATCAGAGTAACCAGCTAATTTTGCTATCTGCTCTACGATGTAATATGAAATTAAAACCATTCTAGCAGACATATGTTGATCATAAGCCTTAAAGTCACCGGCAACAATTTTATCAGTTCCGAATGATGTTAAGAAACAGTCCAATTCGTTCCATGCACACCCCTGAGAATTAACTCCTACCGCACACTCCGAATAAATAGGAGAGGATGAAAGAAAAGCCCAGACTGGCAAACACGAACGCCTAAGATTGTACTGAAGCGATACTGGAGCTGCTTGGAATACGCGGGTTTTTGTTTTACTCATTTTTGTTGGCTCATCTTTCGTGCACGCCTTAAAAATCGGAAAAGCTCGTTTACCCATCGCATAAAATGTTCTAGCAGTCTCAGCAATGGCCATGGTGACATCATCTAACATGCGAGGACACTCACGCTCAGGAAACTCATCGGGATCCAGATCGACCAAAAATTCCCGTTTAGGGCGGTTAACTGGAAATCCCATAGAGGTATTGGGCTTCATAGCATCAATAAATTTAACATCATTCCCCGAAGCTATAGCCACAGGATCCAAGACTTTAACTTGCTCTAAAGCTGCCTTACCACGTGGTGTCTGTGCATACCTATAAATCTGATTTAAGTAATCATTAATGGATCTATCCATCACTTCCGTAGAAAATTCTTGGGTTGCTTCAGATACACCAGCAAGATACTTCTGGTAAGGTGCCCAAAGTGGTTGAGAATTCAATTGGTCTTTCCTCCTACAATTAGGTGGTGGTCCCCATTGATTTTCAATACCACAATGCTTGGCGACAGATTTAGAAATTGGTGACCTAATCACGTTAGACTTGGGTTTAACAAAATGAGTTGAAGGCAAAGTTCCGTAGACATCAACCTGCGCTTGGTTCTTATCGATAGACATGAAGTTTGTAGGTGATTTCTTTGAGACCATTTCTTCAACAGGATATTGAATTCCGTAAGCCTCACTTTCGTAGAATCCAGTATTTACAGCCTTAACATGAGAGGGATGATTCAACTGGATAAGTTCAATAGCATCATAAATCTCTTGCTGAGTTAATGCGCCGCCCGCAGACATTGTTCCCGCACGAGACCTGCCAGCAAGGTGCATTCCAGCAATAAATGATTTAGATCTCGTATCAGAAATATGAACTGCTCCACATAAACCATGGAAAGAGGGTAAAGTCATACGATAGAAAAATCCATTCGCATGTCTACTTCCTTCTTTAGTCGTCAAACACGCCCTTTGTTGAAACTTACATTTCCTCTCCATGAGTACTCCTTGGTTGTCTTTCCACAACATACCAGTTGTAGTAAGGTGTGCAGAGTGATTAGTCGGGAAGAATTTCACCAGATTCTTCATATCACCGGAATTTCCGATATACACAAGACCTATATCAGTCTCACCAATTTTACCAACAGGAATACAATCAACAGCAGTCAAATTAACATTGAAGTTCTTTCCGCTAACACAATTACCACCAATCATTTTAATACAAAAAGTAACCTTATTCTGGGGGCGCTCATGGTATGGGATTAACATCATATTAGAATCAATAAAAAGACCATTGAAAGAAGCCTTACGTTCGCGGACAGAATCCAAGACTGTAACACTAGCCAATTGTCGTGTCACACAAAATGAAATATCATTGTAAGAGTGACCATCTTTTAAATCGCTAGGGAGGGGAGCAATAGGAACTGATTTCCAAATATTCTCAGTTAATTCAGTCAAATCCTCATTGAAAACAGAATCAGATTGAGAAGTTGGTTTACCTAACTTCATAAGTCCACTCATCATACGATAAGCTGAATACAAAGCTAGAACTCCAACCGCAAAATATACAACCATCTTACCGATCTTCTTTTGTCTCTCATTAATTGAGTCAATTAAGCGAGGAATGGTATCATGACATGCATTCAAACGATCCCATAATTGTTGTTTGCGAAGAGAGAACATGAACATGTTAGCTCCAATAACAGAAGACAATGTGGAGTAAGATCGTAACGGCATAAACACATTAGTAGCAAAACAGGCACCAAGTCCAAATAAATTTAACAAACCGAACATCCGTTTATTGTCCTTAACTGTTCTATATGAAAAAAAATGATTCATCACACGAGAACGCAAGACAAAGTTGGGTAAATACCCAAGGACGTCAAAATTTGGAACAAAGGACAATTTGGAAAGAGCAGACCGAATATCTTCATATGATTCAGATAACGATTCAGAATTCATGGCTTGACAGCATCGACATGTAGACTTAAAAACGCTGTGTGGGCACAAAATTTGGTTATATACCTTCTTGGAAGAGGAAACTACACTTTTCTGAGATTCAACATACTGGGGAATATAATCACGGAAGAGCTCCAACAATTCAGCAACTCCTACACGCTTCAACAGTTTACCTTCACGATCTTTAAGATAACGTTTAGAAAAATGTTGGTGTTTCTTATTCTCTTTAGATTTGTTCTCGCCTATATACTCATAAATATCAAATATCCAAGCATCGGGAAAAAAGTTATCCTCTTCTGCTGCTGCCTTCAACTTAGCACCATCAATAAATGTAGTTCCGGGTGTGCGCCAATCAGGACGAACCGTTGCCTCAATGTGGATGTTAAATCTACGAAGTACGGAGAGGGGTTCTAAGGAAAAGTGTCGAGACATATTTTCCATATCGACATTTGTCGTGGCAGCTAAAACACGCGGTTGTAGTGCACGCTTTCCTTTCAATTCTGCTTCTGCCATTATAGCAGTACGCTTAATATTATTATTGAAATTAATAATATTAACTGTAGGATTAACATCGATAGTGTCAGGATTAGCATTGCCGAGATCATCGAGCAATACGACCTGGGTATGTCCCTGGTAGTCAGAATGATACTTATCCATTTCGTTCAAAGTGCAAATAACATCCGGATTCACAATATAATCTTCCTTACCTTCATTCTTTGCACAAGTTTGAAGAGCAAAAGTGATCAAGTTATTAACAATTGTACTCTTACCAATACTAGAAGTTCCCTTAATAATAAAGGAAAACGGGGCGGGTCGTAAACCGGATTTACACTTGTAAGTTTGAGTGAAATCAACGTGGCACTTCTTAAGAGTTTCCAATCTGCGAATAATCAAATACCTCTCTCCTTTAGGAGCAGCCTTCAACAGTATCTCACAATTCTCGATGCAATTAAGAAGATCTTGTTCGTAGTCGGATTGATCGAGCCACGGAGAAGGAATCCAATCTTGTTCACGCACGTATCCTTGTTGGGATGTAATGCGAACATAATCTTGATCAAATTTTAATCCATCATCCGTAACCATAAAAAATGCACTAGTATCACCATTGGTAAAACAGGCGTATCCTTTCTCGACTAAGAATTTTAAAGTATCAATACACACTTCTAACAAATCAGCACAGTTTTTATGTCCTTTAGCAGCATTGAATCGAAATAAATCCATTCCTTTAACAGAAACACGTAATGTTTTTGTATCGGAAAGAAACCCCAATGCCAAAACTGTAGAAACCAAAGCTGAAATTTGATTGAAGAGCGGAGAAGATCTAACGTCTTTACTTGTGTTAGAGAGAGCTCCAATAGCATCTCTAAATTGCAAGAAGATGTGCTTCTTCTCATCTGATGCAGATTCAGACGAATATTCAGAAAAATCGCTATCGGAAAGATCAGACAACATCTCATTTGTTTTACTACTAAGCTCTCCTGTAGTCGATTCCTTCTTAATAAAAGGTGACAACAATAGAGCCATTACTTTCTCTTGGGTGTCAACCCCAAAAGCAATTTCAAAAAGAGTTTTAACTGAATCAACCTTGCACTTACTTTTGAGCCAGATTGTCATAATCGACATGAATTGGGTCATTGAGGTACAATCTTTAAGTGCAAAATACAATAAAAAGAAATCCTCAATTAAAGCTAAAGCCTTTTGGGTGGAAGATTCGGAATCTAGATTATCACGGAACAAACGGTACCGATGATACACTTCGTCACACGAATCTCGAGCAAAAGCTCCCAATGCGGATTCAGAATTCATATCTTCCTCCTTTTGTCTGCGCTTAGCGGCTCTTTCTTTAGAACCACATTTCTTAGCGCGGTTGAAATCCTTTTGGCGCTCACGCGCTAAGGCTTCCATATGTTTGCGATATTTCCCTTTACGATAGCTCCTCTCCTCAGATTCGGAGTAAAACTCATAAAGAGCTGGGTCTGCGAAGCCCAAATCACAGGCAGTGAATTTAAGAAATTCACTATCAAAATAGTACCCTGCGCAGCAAGGGTTCTGTAGAATAGTACCGAAATCAGAAAGACAATCAAACATAATAAATTAAAATCCAATTGCCTGTCTGAAGAGATCGATACCAAGAAAAGAAAATCTTGGAAATGATCAATTCAGGCATACCATAATCTACTCAAAGTGCATTATGTGGACATCGTCTCAAATAATCCATCACACTGATTTCGTGATAAAGTGCTTTCACATAAAGTGGTAGTCGTGGATATTGGGGTCATTAAGCCCTCACCACCTACAATCTCCTAAGAGATAAAGTTTACAATATCTTATGATATTAACAGGCGATGTGATCCGAAGATCCCATCTTATTTGGTTGTGGTAACGCTTTAATTATATAGCCAGTCACCTAGGCTGAAATACGATTAGACAGGGCAAGCCATGCATCTAAAAGAGTTTAAACAGAGTTTATTCTTATAGGCTATCTCTGGTCATTTTTCCATAATGACATGGTATTTAACATCACCTCGGAAGGGGATGTGAATAAAACATGATGTGGAACATAGAGTTCACATGAAAGACTCTGGTGGGTGAGTCAATAAATAATATCAATATATAAATCTTAATTATATTGAGCTAGTTAAATTCAAATTTATAATACAACTAGATTTTCCCATAATACAACTGTATAGTTGTCGAAAGTTCAAAGAAGATCAAACAATCTAAATAACAGATAGGGGGAGATTCAATTTATCATAATTAATTGTAGATATAGGGCGTTGAGTTTTATTCTCAAATCACACTTGATAAATTTCGTAAATCATGCTTAGAAAAAGAACTAAACAACGAATAACAGGCAGTCTTGCCTGAGATCCAGAAGTTAATAAAACATTCAATAAGCAAAACGGCGCGGTAGAGCGCGAAATCCATCAATACGAGTGTAGTACAGCAAAAGCTGCACTACACC